CTCATCATCTTCATCTAATGTAGTTGCAATAGCTTCTGCCATCGCTGCACTTACTGTTAATTGAACACTTGAACTATTTGCTAATAAACTTGTTTGTAAAGGTTTAGTCCATGCTGTACCATTCCATACTGCATAATCGCCTTTAGTAAAGACTACATCTGCTAACTGTGATGAAACGTAGTTGTATCTATCACAAATATAATAATCGCCTTGTGTATCAGATGTTGCAGGTAGATCATTGTATAATCCAAAAGTACCTTTACTTACTAAAGCATTGGTTGGTGCATAGCGTTCTCTAAATGAAAATGATACAAACACATGTCCTGGCTTATATTTTGCAATTTTAGTTAACGCACGTTGAGATACTTCAATCTCAAATACATTCCAATCTACTACGGTTTGATAGTCTACGTGTGTACTATCTAATACATCTGATCCTTTTAATGTTGTAGATGGTATATATTGTGTCACAGTATCGTTTTCAGCACCTTTGATTACATAAGTAACCTTAACTACCGTGCTTAAGTCAAAAGGCGTTAAAACTTGAATAACGGATGTTTGGTCATCTAATGCTCGAAGTATACCCCTTTGACTATCTTGATATGTTGCACTACCATCTAATATGAATAAAGTATTTTTTCTTATCATTTAGATTTCTCCTTTGGTCTAGGTTTAGCCACGCCACCATTTACCTTAACATTGATTTTAGCTTCTACTTTTACATGTTCTCTCATATACTAATCACCCACGTTTTAATTCTTAATTCTCCAGCGGTTGTAAATGAATACGGTGCTGGACTTGGTAATGTCTTACTCCAAAATACATCCCCACCTGCGTTTAGTAATTGTGCGTTGTTAATACCACTTACGCTTGCACCTACATCTAAATTAACTTGTGCTTGTAATTCGAAATCAAATGCTTCGGTTTCCCATAAACCACCGTTGTTAGTACAAGTTATTTCACTAGTATATTCTGGTATCGTGCAATACCCTGTTACTGTTTTAATTTCATTTCCAAAGGTTGCTGGTTTAGTATCTATTGCACCACCTGAATTGTTAATTCTAATTTGTGTAATATAACTAGACCATCCTGTTGTAAATAACGCTTCTCTACCATCTGGTTGAAGTGGTGTGCCTGTTACTGCAAATGTAAAACTGTCTATTGTGAGTGTGCCTGCTGTTGTGAAATCATATAACACATCTAACATTTTACGATAATATAAAAAGTCTAATGGTGTTTGTGTTCTACCTACAATCACATAACTTACATCATTCGTACTTGCTGGTACTTCAAATACAACATCCGCTGTAATCTCAATCTTATCGGTTTGATAAGTGAAAGTCACAGGTTGTTCATCTACTAATACACCCGTTTGAGTGTATAGTCTAATCCATTGAATATTACTCGTGAAACCACCTGTAAATAGGTTGTAACCAGAATATAGTAATTTGTCTGCCATAATTTAAATCTCCTTTTCTAATCTATTATAATATTTGCTATGTAATCTTGACAGTACCATGTGCCTGCTATTAACACACACTCTGTCTTTGTTGCGTCTACTATCATACAACTTCCACTTGTGTTTCTACTTCTATCTCTAATCGCTGTATATTGACTACCATCTAATTCCCATGTACATGTCATTTTAATTTCATTCATTGTTGTATTAAGTGACATTGTATCAGATACATCAAATTCGTAATCGGTTGATTGCTCTAGTGTCAATGTATCGCTTAATGTAAATGATGTTGCACTCATACTTGTTATTGGGAAAATAAAGGTTGTATCAGTTGATGTCGCTGTAATTGTGATTGTATCTGCTAAATCTAAATCGTAATCCGTTGAAATCTCAATATCTAATGTGTCCGTTAACTCTAACGTTACTGTTTGACTTGTATCTACATATAAGAAAGCTTCTTCACTATGAACGGTTGATAATGTAATTGTATCGGTTAAATCTAATTCATAGTCAGTTGATTTTTCTATATCAAGTGTATCTGTTATTGATAAAGTTGAGCCTATACTTACAATCGGAAATACGAAGTTAGTATCAGTTGATGTTGTTGTAAGTGTTAGTGTGTCAGTTAGATCAATCTCATAATCAGTTGATAATTCAATGTCTATCGTATCATTTAATGTATATGAACTTGATAAATTGACTACATAGAATGCTGCTGTGCTTCCATATGATGTATACATATAAACTATATGTGCTAAATTAGTGACCGATGATGTATTATATGCTTCAGTTTGTACTGCAAACATTGGTGTCATGGTTGATGTTTCCATCCATATATAACCTTCATAATCGCCTATTGGTATTGAGTTAAACTGTGTTTCTAATTCATTGCCTGTAATATATGATACCCAATCACATTGTACTAATTGCGTTGTGTCTATATCTTCACTTTGTGGGAAGTAACCTTCTTTAAGTAAAAATGGTTGTGTTTGAACATCGCTACCTTTAGCAACTAATCCGTTAAACTTTGCAATCCCACTAAACACTTCGATGTTAGGGTAATTTGTTCTAAAGTTTAATTCTTGTGTTAATCCCCATATTTCTCTTGCGTCCTTTAAGACAACTAACTCTAATTGACTTTCAGGATTAGCTACTGTATCTTGATTGTCTGGGTATTCATCACTATCGGTTATTGCATGTGTTTCATATAAAGATACTTTAACATTCTTAAATTGTCCAAATGTGTCCGTGTATCTTACATCGCCTAATCTCTTTTGTATTTCATCTACTACTTGACCTTCTATAATCTTTCCACCTGCCGAATAGTTATCTTGAAGCTCAATTTGTATAGCGGTTGTAGTTCCTGCTGCTAACACATCCACAGTCGCTTCTACTTTCTTTGTATAACCATTTCCATCATAATCTAATTCAACCATCGCATAAGTTAATTTACTGCCATCAGGTGTTGTCTTAAAGTTTGCTAATAGTTGCGTGATCTCGTAGATTGTAAATGTAGGTGTTTCATTTGTTTCACTTAAATATACGAACTCTTTATATTTATCTTTTCTTATCACCAAATCATTAGTTGGTACTTCATATTGTCTATGCTCTGAATTAACATTAACATAATTTGATATATTAGGATTAAACTTTGAATACTCTAATATAATTGTTCTAATGGTTGGTGTTATTGATACCGCATACGCTGTTAAACGTTCGTTGTATGCGTTTTTCATACCAAGATGAACTAGATTACGTATATTAGTTGTAATGCCCTTATACGTTGAATTAGGATTACCCCTTCTATTGATAGACTTTTGTGCATAATCTCCTAATTTATTCATATCATTGACATTTGATTGTTCATTAAAATATCTTATAGCTTCGTTTAAACTTGAAGCGTTATCTTTATAAACCGTGATACGTGCATTACTAAACGCCATATATCTTACTCTTGCTCTTAAATTAAATACACTAGCAGATGGTTTATAACCACTTGTAAATGTATATGTTGGGTTTTCTTCAGCTGCTTTAGATAATATAGCTTCTACAATAGCATAGTTTGCAGCAAGTGCTGTATTCCACGCTGGTGCTAATATCACATCGTTATAACCTATATTAAATATGTTTTTTTGACCCTTAATATAATATAGAGTATTACCTTTATTTAACGTTCCATCTCTAGTGTTAGCATTTGATGTGTTTTCTAGTGAGTTCCATTTAGTTTTCTCTACTAAATAATCTGTGATGTCCCATTCTACTGTATCAGCAAAATTAACATCAGCGTTTAACTCATCTTTCATCGTAAATGCTAAACCTTTAACAATAAACTCTGTTTCGTAATATAAAGGTAATGTAGTTGCAAATATAGAATTGGTATCGTTGATCTCGCCTATATCAGTAGTTCTAACACTTAACCAACCTGTATCGCTTGGGTCTACATGTGCATATTTCTTATTGTTTTCTTTAACTACATTTTTAGCGTTGATTTCATAACCTGTTGCATAATCATTTAACACCGTTTGTTTAGTTTCATCTATATACGTGATACCACTTTCTATTTTAATATCATCATAAAACATAAAATAAATAGTAGACCAATCATTCTCACCTATATATACAATCGCATTAACATAACTCGCTAACTCTTGTAAGGCTTCAAATACTGTATATGAGCTAAATGTCATCTCTGGTGCTTCTATGTTCTTAATACGGTTTCTCGTTTGTGTTGCTAACGTAAACTCTTGCGATGGTAATTGTTTAGGTGCTTGATTATGTATTAAAAGTATTTTATCAACCGCTTCATCTAACATAGTTTTTGGATTGTCTACGTTTTCTTCATAAGTCATCACATTAACTGCTAAATCCATAATCCATACTTTATCTTCTTCTAATGTTGTAGCGTTATAATAATCTAGTGTTTGTGCTTTAACTGTAATAACTTCATTCGTTGTAGTTGATGTATAATTTAAAACATATTTATCTCTAACTTCATATGGGTATATCTTACTACCAAAGAAGTTAAACTCTGTTCTACCTTGTTTCATAGATACCGTGAAATTATCTATCTCTACGCCATTTGAATAGACTATGAACTTAATATCAGCTTCAGGTGTTGCACTCTCTGTGTATTGATATTGAACGCCATATAAATCATAGTTTAAAACTATTTCATAATCTCTTACAGTTTTAAGTGTCATATCATCTATAATTGATATATTATTAGATACACCATAATTAAATCCTAATGATGTGAGTGTGTTATCTACTTTAACGCCTTGTGTTTTATTTGATATAACATCCAATCCGCCTATATCTTCAGTTATCGTTGTTTTACCATTTAATTGATTAATAGTATAAACATAATCATCTATCACGCCTTTAGGTTGTGTAATTGTCATATCTGGTAATGCTCTTAAGGTTAAGTCTATTGTAGGCTCTATCATGGTTATATCGTGTCTATATAACGGATTTGCACCTTTTCTTACTTTGCTAACCTTATCTTCCGATAACTTCCAATAAGTAATCTCGCCATCTACTGTTAATTCTATTTTAGTTAGTTGTGGTAAAGGTATTGACATATCAAGTCCTGCAATAGCAGACATTTTAACGAATGGTATCGTAAATCCACCGTGTGCTTTGGTTTCATCTATCGTATCACGATATGCGATTGACCCTTCATCTATGTAGTTGGAAATATCTATAATTGCTTGACCGATATATAACTTAATCATTATCTTACCTCGCTAATGTCTTTTATAAGCCTATTTTGATAATACTGTGCTTGGTATCTTTCTAAACTTATTTGTGCTTGATACTCTCTTAATTCATTCGCTAAATTAAAAGCTCTTTGTGCTAATGTATAGGCTGTTGCTGCTATCACTAATGGATTACCCGTTGCAATAGACCCCACTATACCTAATCCAAGCCCTATGTTATTTGTTGTATTATTAAACTTGGTTTGTAGTCTTTCAGCCTTTAATGTTTCCCCTTGTATGTTATAACTTGTAGATATATACGCCACGCCTTGTTGTGCTGCTTGTCTCCCAAAGGCATATACTGCTGCACTCTTTGCTACATAACCTAACATATCATTAGACCTTGTATGTGTTTTAACTGTTTCAGGGCTTGCGTGTATATCTTCTCTACGTTGCTCATTTTCAATCGGATTAGTACTTACCTTATCTTTAGGAAGTTCAAATCTAATCTTATACTCCATTCTCATGCACCTCCTGGAACGTTACATCATACATTAACTCTCCAGTGTTTTCAAATCCGTACTGACCGTTAGTTAATACGCATGTATATGTAATTGGTACAATCCCAGTAGGCTCTACAACCACCGTAAATGTTTCTTGCATAAATGCTTTATCTAACACTGTTTGAAGTAGTTTAACATTTGTTGAATTGGTTGCGTCATAACCTAATTTCATTGTCATTGCATATGATGTTTCAGTTGGTACTACTTTTGTTTCTTCTTCTTCTGCATTAGGTATTAATTTAACCATGCGTTGATAGTTAAACGTAATCACTGGTATAACTTCTCCATCTATTGTAATGGTTGTTCTTGGGTATGCTTCTTCAAAGGTTAATGTATATGATAAGAGTTGATCCCTACCGTAATTCATACCGCCACTTCTCATTATCATTGAGTATGTTTTAGTAGTGAAACCATCAATAGTCCATACTATCTCATATGCTTTATTAAACTTCTTTGATTGCAAATCTTGAAACAACGCTATATTTTTCGCATTTGTTGTTTGTACTGGTAATGTTAAAGATAACGTAAACCCAGTTGCTCCAATAGGTGTTACATTTGTATCTGCGTATTCTATATTTGATATGGTTGTTTTATCACTTGTATATGCTGCACCAATAACATCTACTTGAGTACCGTCTATTGTAAATGTTGAACTCTCATCTTTAAGACCACCTAATATAAACTCCCATGTGAATGAAATCATATATCTTATGCGTTTCTTATTTGTGCCGTTAGTAGAAGCTATTGTTTGCATAAATACTGCTCTTGATGTATTAGACTTTAGTACTTTCCATGTTCCAACTGTTTTACTATCGTTTAAGTTTTCTTCATATACGTATTGATCTAATATTTTTTCTAAATCTTCTTTATCTTCTTCATAACCTAATATCTCTAAATTAAACGCTTCAATATATGTTCCGAGCACATAATCATCTATCATATTTGAGCTTGTACGTTGTAATAAAATAGGTGTATATAAGATGTTATCGTTTGTCTTAAACTCCATCTCTACCTTTTCATCATATGTTGCTACGTTAGGTGTTATAAAAAACACAACTTTATTGTCTATCGTAGTATCATCGTATAAACTCTCTGCTGTCGTGTTTAATTCACTTTGTATTAAGTTTGCTATTGTTTTATCAGTTAGATACATATATGCCTCCCATATATCTTGCCATGAATTGTGCTATTAGTTCGGTTGTTTCTTTAAACCAATCTAAATTAGGATTTTCTCTACCACGCCATCTTGGACTAACCCACCGTTCAGTCGTATATGGCATATAACTTTGATTAGTAAATATTTCATACCCATTATCTACCTTACGCAATCTAAACGAACGTGATAAATCTCCACTGCGATATGGACTTTCTCTTTGAACGATTATTAACGCATAATTAACTGCTTCTAAAAATAATCTTTCAATGTCTTTCTCATCCATCTAATATGATTTCCATTTCGTATTCTTCTATGTTTTTAAATAACATTCTCGCACTATCGTATGTGTCATCATCAACTTCGTATGCGTCTTTAACTTCATATTGCTTGTTATCAATCAGTATACGGTCTTTTGCGACTATATTTATAACATCACGTGTTCTAATAGTCTTATAGTATTTAACTTGCTTTAAACCATTGATTTCTTGTTCTTTAGATGATTGACTTTTAACCTTGCGATATGTGAATGGAACAGCACCTTCATATGTGACTACACCATCAACATTTAAGGGTGGATTGCGTTTCTCCCAATATGCGTTATATGGGTATTTACTTCCATATATAAACTCGTGCATTATCTTAACCTAAATACTCTCTCAATTTGTGGTACATGTGGTCGTAGTGGGTTTTTGATAATTTTAGGTAATATGAATAATCCGATAATCATTGTTATAAATAATATTTTTCTCATTTTAATAATCCTTTCTTATTACATCTTTTGGTATATAGTCGGCATATGTTTGAAATAACAGCCCATTAGATTTAGCATACGCTTGCACAATTTTAGGTAGATCATTCTTGCTTAACATTCCTGTTTTCATAATCTCTTGCAATCCTTCATATCTTGCAGTTGATATTACAGAAGCTACTGTATCTATAAAACCTTTACGATAATTTTTATCTTTGGCTATTAAAAACTCTAACATTATTCTTGTATCTGGAACATTTATTGATGACCTAATCATATTCATAGTTAATTTAGTTATATATCTTAATGTTGCTTGTGCTTCGTTTTCTCCAACTTTAGATGTCATGTCTATTGCTGTTTCATTAAAAATAAACTCTAATGTCGGAAAGGGCATATGCTCACTTTTATTATATTTTTGATTGCTATCATCTAATGATGTTGGATTTATATTTAAGTATTCTTTTACAAACATATTGTTCTCCTTTAATTAAAAATGGGGAAGGGCATAAAACCCAACCCCAATGATTATTTAATCAAGTTATCAGTAAATCCTTCGTTACTGACTTCTTCTTCGGTTGTGATTATTCCTAACATTTCTATTGCTTGTTCTTTGGTGTCTGCTACCAAACCACGATCGTGCGCAATATCTATGACTTGTTCTTCGGTGTATTTATCAAACTTGGATGTCTCCTTATTGTCATTGACAACTATCTCCCACCCATTAGATACATACTTTTCAATGTTCTTATCACTTATGTTAGTAACTATACTACCTTTTTTTACTTTCATCTTATCCTGCTGCTACAACTGATAATTTCTTATATACTCTATCAGCATTTGATACTTTAAATGCATGAATTGAATGATATTGTGCGTAAGACCCAACAAAGTCAATCGCTGGCATAAGTCTTAATCCGATAAGTCTTGATAAAATAGAATATGCATCATGGTCATACATAATGAAATCAATATCTTCATCTACGCCTGTACCACCTGTATCTTCTAAATCACCCAAGAACTCATTTTCATAAACTCTTGCACCGTAAATCATTCCTAATGCACCTGTTCTTAATACTTCATCATTTGAGTTTGGTGTGTATTCTTTACCACTAAATGATAGTAAAAAGCCATAAAAATCAACAGAAGCCATGATAACATCTGCTTTAGCTTTATTAGAACGTAATTCTTTACGTACATCAATAATAGCTTGTTTAGCAGTGTATGTTGAAGCATCTACTACTGTTGTTGTTGCAGAAGCTGTTGCTTGTTCTGCTAGTTTTTGAATAGCAGTTTCTTGGAACTCTTCTCCGGCACTTTCTAAAACGATGTCCATTTTAGCAGCGCCTTTACCAGATACTCTTGCTTGATCTACTAATTCAAATACTTTTTCACTTCTACGAATGTTAACATCAAAGTTAATATCAATAAGTGCATCAGCAGTTGATGTGTGAGTAAACTCTAAACTGTCAACAGTATTAGCACTTGCTGGATTACCAAGTTTTCTAATCGCAATTTGACCTGCTTCATTTACTTCGTATTTAGATGTGAATGTTAAACCATCTTGGAAGTTCTTCGCTGCCCATAAATTAGGCTCTAAAAGTGGCGTAAACGCCGTGTCAACGGTTTCACTACCGTATTTGACTAAATCTACATCAATAAATGCCATGTGTTATTTCTCCTTTTAATTTGGCTTATAGCCTCTTTTGTTTTTTAGGATGCGTTCCATTGTTTGTTCATGACCTGTTTTAGTCATATTTGAAGTATCAATGAACATCCCCACGTTTCTCGTTTGTTGTATGCCAAAGTCTTTGACAACACCTTTGATAATATCATCAATATCAACATCAGCATTTTCTTGCTTCTTAATCTTTATTAATGTCTTTAGTGTGTCATTAGGTGCTACATTATTTTTAAGCAGTGCGTTCTCGACGCTTAAGTCCTCATATTTGACCGTTGCTTCTTTTACTTTGGTTTCATACTCTTCAACGTTAGGTAGTTGTTTTTTAGCTTCTTCTAATTGCGTTTGATAGTCAGTTAACTTACTCTCATATTCAGTCTTGACATTATCAATTTCAGCCTTATCTACCTTGCTTGTTAACCATGTATCGACTTCTTTTTCATCGAACAAATTAACTTTTAATTTTTCACTCAATGAACGCTTAACTTCAGTTTGTGCTTTCTTAACTTGTTCAGCACTCAATTCATTAGCCTTGTCATTGATTAACTTTTGTACCTCTTCTTGTTTTAAGAGTTCTTGTAATTTTTCATCCATTGTAATTCTCCTTCCATTTTAAAGTCTGTCGACTGATAACGATAACGCTCGTTTCGGCTTATTTATCTCAAAACATTTATTATGTTTGAAATACCTTCTAATTGTTCTAACAGTACTATACTTGCTACACCTTCAAAATACATAGTGTCAAATAATTGCTCATCTTCTATTTGTTCATCACTAGGCAATGATATTTTACCTAAATACTCATATGGAACTTTATGCTGTCCTTTTTCTCTACCCCTTAAATTGTCCCATACCCACTTACCTTTTGAGTTTGCTCTAAATATATCATCATAGCGATTTGATAATCCCATATACCTATACACGCTACCATTGATAAATCTTATGATTAAATCATTAGGGTATTCTTGAAACTGACATACCGAACTTACATTTGATGAATTAACTGACCTACACCCTATATTAGCAAGATACAATCTTTCTTTTGGAGATTGTCTATATCTTCGGTAATCTCTACCTACATCTTCAAGTAGTATCATTCTTCAATCAGTGGTTGTTGGACTTGTGGTGTCAATCCCACTCTAGTTCTTTCTTCAGGTGTAAGTGCTAAATTATTTTCTACTTTGATATTAAGCACCATTTGTTCAATCTCTTCTGGTGTCTTATCATCTCCATAATATTCTTCTAACGCTGTTTTAATATCAGTTATCTTTCCAGCTATTGCTGCACTAATACTTGCTATAACATTTTCAGGGCTTGGATTAACAAACTCTCCAAAGTCTATGGTTATATCATAGTCTCCTATTTCTTTATTGTGCATAATATCATATACCTGTAATAATGAATTGAAATATTTTTTAAACGCTTCACGCCATCCGTTAAGTTTAAGTTCACGTGTACGAAGCGATGTCTTTTCTCTTTCTACTTGACTTTCTGCACTAGACACAATACTCTCTAACCCTGTAATGCCCACTGTAATTGGATGTAGCTTTGCTTTATTGATTGCATTTGCTATATATTGTTTAGATACTTCTAAATACTTATCTGCATTGATATTACCTTGTACGTATTGAATTAAGTTCTTTGCGTCATTTAGATCACCACGAATAATCTCATAGTCTTTTAATGCTCTTTCATAATCTCCTACGTTTGTACCGTTTGGATTGTGTGGTATTAAATCTTCAGCAACTAACACTCTTACACGTGCTTTTCTTATCTCTGTCGCTAAACTAGACAATATTTCTGTCAATGTATCTTCTAACTTATCTAAACCTTGTGTATCGGCTTCTCCATAACTTGATGTAGGAAACCAACTGTTATACCCTGTGTTTGTTTTTAGTAATACAGGTATTTTACTTAATTTAGAAAAATCACTAACTATTGGTTTTGCACCATCTTCAAATCCAAACTCTTTTAATATCTTACTTGACTTTTCCCATTCTAATTCGGTGATTTCATTTGTTACATCAAATAACGTATATTCTATTTGAACGCCATTATCTTCATACCATGTTTCATGTAGTTCATATTCCTTATCGTTAACGCTCATACGTTGTTTAAATACATAACCAATTATAAAATCTCTCTTCTTAATTGTTTCTATGTATTCAGGCTCTACAACTTCTATGATAGGGTAATCTTTGCTTATTTCACTATCTATGGATGTTTTATATGAGAAGTGTCCTAAACCACTTTGTAGGCTTTCTCCTATCATCCATTTATCTGACCTAAAATTATTAAATCTCAATATATCATCTAACCGTTTAGTTAATTCTTTATTTTCTTCTTGCTTTCCTTTTAACTTAACTGATGTTGTAAAACCACTAGAACATACCAATCTAACAAATGCATCGTTAATCATCTTGACTATACCATAAAAGACCATTGCTTCATCTGCCTTGCTTCTATGCATATATGATTGCATGATTTGTAGTCTTTCCCATTGATCGTCAATTAAGCGTAATGCATCTTGCTTATAGAACTTTTGAACAACTGCAGCATTACCTGTTAATAATACACGATTACGGTATAGATTAAATTGATACCTTTCGTTTGATTGTATATTTTGCAATAAATCTACGTTCTTTAAATTAAACCCATACCCCATAATCTATCTCCTTCTTAATAACCTTGTCATGTTTGGCGTTAATGAATAGTCTAGTGCATCATTGTAATCGTTATGAAGCATGTTGTCGTCTATTGTTTCGCCCATGTGTCCTTTAACCTTTGCTAATTGTCTTTTAACTTCTAATGCACCTTCACGGCTGTTAAATAACAATCTATCGTTATATATTAATTGCTCTTTTAATGATACCCTTGATTTAGCGGTTACTGTTTTACTATTCTTAATAGAACTTTGTATAGTAACTCCTAATGTTCTTAATGGACTATCTATTGCTCTTGCCGTTTCTATTAACGCTCTTTCTGCACTATCAATCCATATCGATCTAAACTTATAACCAAATACATTTACCCACTCTTGACAAAATGCTTTAAGTTCTAATAATGTTTTCGCATGTGATACTTCTTTACTCTCAAATGCATCTAATACGATTGCCCTTTGATATTCTTTACTATATGCAGTGATTATAAATATTGTCTTTGCGTTGTCCTTTGTTTCATTACTTCCACCACTACCAACATCTACACCACATTGCAATTCTATTATAGAACTAAAGTTAACTCTACTCTCTTCTACTACATGGCTCTTTTTTAGTAAGTGTCCATAAAGTACGCCGTCAGTAGCACCCCTTATACCCAATACAAAAGCATTATAGTAGAACGATCCTTTAGGGTGTGTGTTATACATTCTCTTAATCCATGCATCCGTTTTATCAGGTCTATCTTCTAATCCAAAAAACCAATATGTCCAATTATCTTTAGGTTCTACTTCTAACATTTGTTCCATAGTAGATATAGGCACATCGTCTTTATATCTCTCATCTGGTCTACATGCGTTTAAATACGAATATACAGTTAAGTCTGGATCATCACCATTGCTCGTTGCAATTAACTTCATACCTACCGATGATACACGTGTTACCGCTTGTTTGATAAAATTATCGTGTGCTTTGTTACACTCATCTAATAACATTAAATAAGGGCTACCACCTAATATCTTATCTTCACTAGCTATTGTTTTATAACCCACCATATAGACGTTCTTTGTTTCTATCTCATTGCCATATGGAACATCTATTTCTATACGCTCTCCACCACGTTGACTACCACCAATATGTCTTACCGCACCTTTGAATAGTTTTGTGATGGATGTTTCTTTATCAATAAAGTTACGATATAATGTCCCACTACTTTCTCCACATAAGAAGAATAATGTTTGTCCTTTAGGGCTTTTAAATGCTTCACGCACTAATTTAATGCCGGCTAATGTCGTTTTTGATGTTTGAGATGGTCCTTCATAAAATATAACTTGTGAATTATCATTAAGTGCATCAATCCATTTATTTGTAAATGTCAAATCACTAAATGAATTAATCATTACTTATTACCTAATTTAGATATTTTATCAAATCCATCTGCTAATACTTTGATTGCTTCTAAATCTTTAGTATCAAAAACTTCACGCCATTTGTCACCCATTCTACTTCTTAACCAAAATACCATCATCGTTGGATTTGGTGCAAAATATATTTCACGTTGTTTAACTTTAATAAGTTGTTTGTTCCCCTTATCATCTATTGTATATTCTTTTTCTTCTAGTGTTTCTTTAAATCCTAATGCAGATTTTAACGCTGCATTTTCAACTTCGTAATCTATGATTTCTTTATTTGATTTAATTGCTTCTCTAATTTTGTTACTTTTAGATTGCCATTTATAAAATGTAGTTCTTCCTACACCCATGTTATTAGCCATTTGGTCGTTGCTTAATCCATCTCTTGCCCAACCTTTTAATAACTCTATGCCATCTTTTTCCCAAAACTTAATGTCTTTATCATATTTTGATGTAGGCACTAACTACACCCCCTTTAACGTGCTTATTTTAAGTGTTCTATTGCATCATCTAAAAAACTTATGCATTTGTCTAGTTGTTCGTGTACTGCTCTTTCGTTTATTACAAAATCTACTTTTTTAAGTATGTGATAACGATCCAACTCTTCTTCTACTCGTTTTTCGCTCAATTTCTTTTCTTGCAAAATTTTCTTATATTGTTCTAATTCTTCTTTTGTTATTTCTAATTGACCTATTTTATCGTTTAACGATTGATACAGTTGTTCTTTAGTTTCTTTTAATTCTTTGTTTACCTCTTGTATTTTCATAATATCTCCTTATATTTTGTTTTCCCTATTACACCAAAAGACACAAATCACGTGCCTTTTAGTAAAAGAAAGGAAGAGGGTTTACCCCTCAACCTCACTATATAATAAATATTTAATTTTGTCAATCTATCAAAAATCTTGCATGTCTAACATTGCATAACTATATACCGTTCTAATTGATAACCCTGTGATTTTAGCAATCTCTTTATATATGTACCCTTTCTTTTTGAGTTGTATAACCTTGACTGCTTTCTCGCTCTTATATTTCTTGATTTTCCCTTCTTTAGCGTTTAAATAATTGTATATAGCGTATTTAGTTAAATGATTAAAACATGGTAGTTTAATTATGCGTGGAACTCCTAACCCCTTACGATAGTATAGCTTGTCTATGAGTTTGCGGTCATCTTCAGTCATAAGTTTTCTCGCTTTAGTAAATCACGTTTTTTAATCTTAACCACAATACGTTTGCCTAATCTATCTCTAAAATCTCCAAGAGGTTTACCAACAACACCTTCTAATTTAGCACTTGAGAATATTGATGTATCGTGTGTCATAACATAATTTATACCTTCTTCAATCGTTCCAATACAAGCAAGTGGCACGTAATCATAACTTAACTCGCTTGCTAATACAACCATACTATCATAAGTAAGCATAATACCATCCACTTCAATATCAAAAACTCTAAAAGCTATGCCTTGACCTTCAGTATATAAACCACCATTTTGTATTTTAACTCCAAACAATTCGCCAAATATATAAACTTCTACATCTTGAAACTTTTGTTCAAATATAGTTTCAATATCTTCATCAATTAAGTTTTCTAAAATATAATCTATTTGTTGTTTGCTAAATTGTGCATTATTAGTTCTTCCACCATATTGAAGTTTATGTCCGTTCCAATATATTCTTAAGTTTGTTCCATCTATCTTTTCAGTAAATAACCATTGATTGTCTTTTAATATTTCTACACTTTTATTATAAAACTCATTTGTGTATTTTTTAGTGTCATTATTAAATCTAAACAATGTTTCAATTTTATGGTATTCTTTCATAACCCCTTAATCAATTCCTTTCTTCTATCGTATGTGCTTATACCTAACTTATCTTCTATCATATCAAGCGTTAAACGTATTTTAGCCAACTGCGTGATACTTATATCATCTCTATCGCTAATCTTCTTACACTCGGTTTTAAGCGTTTGATGTAAGTCGTATAGTGATACATTAAATGTGTAGTTTATCAGTTTCTCGTTTAGATCGTCCGCAAATGGTGTGCGTGGTAAGTCGCTGTTATTAAAGCTCATTCTTCTATACCTACCATTTCATTGATTTTATTTAATAACTCTCTATGCTCTAATGCTTCGGCTTCGGTTGTGATACCTTTAGCCTTTAATTCAAAGTAGCGTTCTACTATCGCAATAAATAACCATATGGATTGTAAGTCTTCATATGTCTTTTCTTTTTTACTTGTTATCATTAAGTTCACTCTCCACTCCCCAATTTAAAATCTCTTGTAATTTTTCTCTAACCGTAAGTAATCTATTAGCAGTTTTTGTGTACTTCATATCATCTTTAAGTTTAAATCTTTTAGGATGTTGTACTTCAAAAAAATTAAGTAATGTAATTAAACATGATATCGTATCGTTTATTTTACTGTTTTTCTTATTTGTTACTTTTAATAAGAAATCAGTTAATTCTTCAAATATCAAATCATCAATATCATTCAATTCATAATAACCTAATTCATTTAAACTTGATTCTATTAATTTAAAACTTTTAAGATAATATAAATAAGTACCTTTTGAACGATATCTATTTACATGATCTAAATACTTTTCAATACTTTGTTTAATTGTCATATAAACCCCCATGTTTTATTTGTAGCGAAATGAAGTCCCAAGATTATTGTATAATAAAAAGCCTAAATTAATAGGCTTAAATTAAAACAACTTTTAACCAATATTCAATAACATCATGAACATTTTTTCCACCTTGTCTTTGATTTTTAGATAAATCTCTTACTGGTCTACCACCATATTCAAAATCAAATTTTTGTTTAATACCTTTAGGATTAAATGGAAAATTAGTCCAATAAGTATGTCTACCATGTTGATAAACATGTACATTAGGTGGAGTTTTTTCAATAATTTTATCAATTTTAGAACTTCTAACATTTTCAATAATAAATGGTTTATCAATTTTAGATAACTTATTTAATATACCAGGTAACAAATGTTTTGTTAGCATAGAATAAGAATCAGGTTTTAAAGTACCTTTATAACTTGCTATATTAGCTTTTGAATAATAATTACATGGTGGAGTTGCAATAATAACATCATATGGACTTAAATCAATATCTAACATATCCCCACCAATATCACGCTGACCATTAATATCTTGATAAACTATATCATATCCAGGATGATTTGCTTTAAAAGATGCAAGATAAATAATTTTCATTTTAAATCATCCTTAACAACTTGATCTTCTTTTATCATATAATTGTTTTTATAACAATTTTTTCTTTTTTTATCAGTTGTCATATAATCATATTCTTCCATATAATCAATAACACCACCAATAAATAATTTATTAAAAAAATAAGATATAGAAAGCATAACAACAGTAGCAAATGCAACTAATTGAACATTATATTGTGTAAAATCTTCTCCAAGAAAATTTAATAACCAAATAAAACCAAATAAATCTAAAAAGAAAAGAGCCCAATTATCTAAACCAGCTTTAAACCATGCTTTCATAAAACCTTTTTTTCCAGTATTATAATATTTCATTTAAGTTCACTCTCCAATTTCCAATTTAAAATCTCTTGCAATTTTTCTCTAACCGTAAGTAGTCGATTAGCGGTTTTTGTGTACTTCATATCATCTTTAATTCCATGCACTAACATATATTCAAAGTCATAACTTAATTGTATATGTTCTTTTGATAACTCATTAACCTTTTCTTGTTGATTTTTAAAATCTATAATTTTTGATAAATCTGTGGGCATAACCTTATAATTGTTGTTTATTATGTTTGTTACTATCTTGCTTATTTCTTCAATTTTTATCATAGTTTTTCCTTTCATCATCAATATTCCATTCTAATATTTTTACTGCCTCATCTAAATGTCTTACCATTTCATCTCTTTCGCTTATAGGCATACAATATTTATTATATAACGCTATTTCAGTTCTTATTTTTTTTAATCTATTTAACGTTAATACCCACATATATACAGGAAACTTATCTTCCATTATTTCTTCCCTTCCTCTCTCGGCTTACACCCACAATCAATAGACTTGTGATAGCCTTTATCATCTACTATGTGTATATAGCCTTTATTTCTTTTCTACAATAGGTTTACATTCACAATCTATATAACTTTGATAACCTTTTTTATCGACTAATTGAATATACCCTTTGCCTCTACATTTTGAGCAACTTGTCATACGCCCATATCTTTCGTTTATTTCAGTTGCCACTTTATGTTCTCTCATAATTTTTTCTTGTGTCATAATCTACTCCAATTTCAATTTATCATCATCACTCATCAAAAAGTTTGTAAGTTTACCTTGATTGATGTTTTCACTTATTTCTTCCATTAGTAAATCAGCATACAAAGAAGCAAACTCATCTCTTAGTTTTGACTTATTATAATCATTCATATCTCTTAATTTTGACGCCATCATATCATAAACTTTTTCTAATTTTTTATCGCCATATTTTTTTATCATGATTTTTAATGGTTGATAATCTACTACTTCGCCACTTGATAATTGTTTCTTTGCCCATCCAAAACCTTCACTTTTAATAAAGTTTTCTAATGATTGCCATGCACTTTCAATATGCGAACCATTTGATTTTTTCATTTGTTCTTTAATAAAACTTGTAATGCTTGTTGGACTTGATGGCGGATAAATGTTTTCTCGCTTATATGTATCAATCATCATAGTGAAGTCTTGATTACTAAACTTTTCAAAAGCACTATACCATAATTGAAATTGATAACTCATAACTTTTTTACCATTTTCATCTTTATCAAATAGATCTAATCTAAAATTAACATACCATGCCATAAGTTCTGCAATCTTTTCTATAAATACATTTTCATTTAACATTTAATTTATCTCCTTGTGTTTTTTTTGTGTCATAAACTTTAATAGTTCATCTTTTTGTTGTTGTTGTTCATTTTTATATTGCTTATTATTTTTATCTACTTTAATAACTTCATTAGTCCAACCTTCAGCATTTAACCATGATGAAGCATAAGGTATGTATTGATAGTTTTCTTTATTCCATACATCTTTTTCAATATACTCTAATACCTTTTCAATCATAATATTAACCAATAATTCGTTTGGTTTATTTTGTTTAAACCATTTTTTAGCATTACCTTTGTTTACTTTTTTAGGATAATCTAACCAAAACTTATCAAATAACTTTTCCCAATTGCTCAATGGTTTTATATTATCTTTCTTATCACTATCACTTACACTATCTCTAACACTAACACTATCTCTATCGGCTTTTTTGGGAATATTAGAAACCGAGTGGGTTTTTTCGTAAATCATATTAACCACTTGGGTTATTTGGTTATCATTAAAATAAAACCAATCTCCACTTATTCTGTAATCTTTAAACTCTTCAATAATTTGTCTTTCTAACTTTTGACATACATTAGCAGTCGATATTTCAAAATCATATATATATAAATCATTTGTAGGTCTTTTGATATCATATCTTCTTTGAAATAGATTTTGTGTTTCTCCTATTTTATATTCATCTTGAACTTTATCATACATTATATATATGAAATGTCCCTTTTTAATTTCTCTTGGAACTTTTTTTCCAGTGATTGTAATTAAATCATCATCTTTTGGTCTTCCACCTTTTTTACCGTTAATTCTATTTTGTTCAGCTTTTTCTTTATATTTTTGTAAATCACGTTCTAATTGTGTTTTAAGTATATTAAAGGCAACTACTAACATGCCATCATCAAATACTGGTTCAACCCTACCATTAACATAACTAAATACTGCTTTAATCAATTTACCAGCTTGCTCATCACTCAATAGATCAATTGTTGATTTAAAGTCCTTGTATAGTAAAAAATTATTTTTGTCCATGCTATACTCCTTTCATGATATTTTGTCATGTGTTTTTAATCTTTACTAATGAACTTATTCAACTGTTCTTCGGTAATTCTATATTGAGAACCAACTTTAATATGCTCAAGTTTTCCTTCTCTAATATAACGTAATACTGTGAATACATTGATTTGTAATATTTCTGCTATTTCTTTTGCTGTGTATAGTTTCATTGCTACACCTTCCTTTCTTAATATCATTGTAATTCATTTCATTTAAATTGTCAATACTTATTTTTACTTTATTTTATTTAATCGTTTTAATGTTATATCATGTTATTTTATGTATAAAAAAATAAAGCACCATTACAGTGCTTCATAATTTACTACTTTGTTTCTTCTTGATATTCAATTCTTTTTTCTACTACATTGCTTTTAACTTCATCTGCAACTTCTACAAGATTGCCAACAACTAATAATACATCGTCATCATTTTTAAACTGAAACTCTACAACTACTCTTACTCTTTTCATATTTTCTCCTTTCATACAATTTCATAATTTAAAGTCATTTACTTTCTTTAGTTTCTTTCATCTCATCATCTAAACCTTTTTCAAGAACTTGAGTTGATTTTTCAATTAAACGCATAAGTTGTGGTTCAATCTTTTTAAGTCCTTTGCCTAAAGTTTTTGTGAGTGCGACTACTGCTTTACCACTTAATTCACGAGTTGCAATGGTAAATCTAAACTCTACTAAATCTTTCATATTTTCTCCTTTCATACAATATCATAATTTAATGTCAATTCTATTCGTGGTCTATCGCTATAAACCTTTTCAGCACGTATTGAGTATATGCGTTTATCGTTATCGAATAATATACCTTCAGCACGATCTAATATCATCTTAATTAAATTATCTAAATCACTTTTAATTAAATGTGGTTGCATATCTAACGCTAATTTCTTCTTATTGCTAAATGATTTAGGCATTGGCATATAAAATATAACGTATAACGCAATTCCTAAACGTTCAGGCGGTTTTTCTACCATACCCCTTATATTGTATCGTGTTTCTATATCTAAACGCTTAAACGCTTGATTTAGCATGTCTGTGTATGTGTCAAAGGTCTTTAATGTATCTCGCTTATAGTATGAACGCACAATATTGTCTTTTGCACTGTGCCTTGCTCTTGGTAATGCTTTAGGCTCTATATCGAGTGTTAGGTTAATTGTCATGATGGTTCAATATCAAAATCATGTATTAGATTTTCGCTTATTTTTGGTTCACTAAATGTTGCTGCACCAATATAAAATTTAGGTTCACTATATAAAATTAATACATTATAAACTTTATCTTTCCCACTATTATTTGTAATTGTAATTTTAAATGCTTTGTATTTATAATCTTCTACATAATTTTCAAATTGAGTTTCATCATAAATTGTAAGACGTTCAATATCATATGCCAATATATTATAGTTTTCATATTCTTGATTATAATATTCTATCGTATAATCTAATGCCCAATATTCAACAAACTTCTTTTCTTCTTTATTACAACCAATTAAAATTATAGAAACTAATAAAAACGATATTACCAATAATAATTTTTTCATTTTATTTCTCCTTTAGAATGGTAAATCTTCTTCACTCGCTAACAATTTACTTGTTTCGTAAAACCCATCAGCGTCTTCTTTAACCTTTTGTTTCTTATCTTCTCTAACTTGACTTTTAGTTAATATCTTCGGTGGATTAGTAGGGTTACCATGTTTAAATGTTTCATCTATCTCTTCATCAGTTTGTGGGTAGTTGTTATCAGTTTCTTTATTTGATAGATACTCAATATTATCAGCCACGATCTCGGTTATATATCTATTACCGTTTTCAGTTTCATATGTGCGTTCGGTCAATGACCCTTCTAAATATATTTGGCTACCTTTTTTTTGATACTTAACCAAGTTTTCGCCAAGTAAACGCCATGCAATTACCTTGTGAAAATATGCTCCTTCATCTTTATAACTCTTATTTACTGCTACTGTGAATGCAACAAATGGAATGTTAGAAGTTGTGTGCTTCAATTCTAAATCTGATGCAATTCTACAAACCCCATGTACTTTAATCATTTCTCTTTTCCTTTCCTTACGTACTTCTCATTGACTATCTGCACATCAACATCTTTAAACTTATCTCGATATGTTTGTGCCTTTGCTTCAGCTTCTTTTTTAGTGTATCGCTTTAATGATACTTGGTCGTTTAATTTAATGTAATACATATTAACCCCATTTCTTATATTTGATTTCACTCTCTGCAATATCGCCATAGATTAAATCTAAATAACTATCTACAATATCTCTTACTACAACTTGGTCTTTATATTTACCACTGTCTAACATTTTATGATGTGTTTGACATAACACTACAAGATTTTTAGGAACGCCTAACCCTAAATGAGCTCTTGATATTTTAGCATGTGCGAGTTCTAATCTATACTGACTACGGCATACAATACATCTGTGACCATCACGTTCCATAACTTGCTGTCTTACCTTTGGCGTTATATCACATGCTTTAGATCGTTTGCTCATAATACCAATTCAATATTAACTCTTATATTTCTATCAAGTGCTAATGTTCCTGCTTCAGTAAAATCATTGTTTAAATATTTAGTAAATAACACATCACTGTTTTCATCAATAACTTCCATAGCAATATCATTGTCTTTTGGTATATTAAACCCTACATAAAACTCTGTATTTAATATTTCTCCACTTGCACATATAAAATATTCATCACGTTTTTGCAATTTGTATATATATGTAATATCACTATCGGTTTTTCTAACATCTACTTTTTCAATAGGTTGTTCATCTATAATATGTTTTGTATCATAGTTAATAATTCTAATTGCTACTGCGTTTTCTAATTTCATAAATATTTCAGCAACCCTTCTTTAGCACAATTAAACGTAAACATGTGGCTATCGTTATATTTGTATTTAGCGAGCTTATCTAAACATTCTTTTTTACTCATTCCGTAGAACACTTGTGGTGTCATAATATACTTGTATAACGGGTAACCTTTCTTATCATAACCTGCAATAGACTTCTGCGTGAGTTCTACTCTTAATTCATACACACCGTTATAGTGCCACTCTTTATTTAGTGTTCTCATAAATCATCAACCGTTTCATAATATAAAGCAACCATAAATCGTTTGCCCATACTAACTGGATTTTCTTCAAATGAATAATTTATTGATATATCAGTTATGTTTGATGTTTCTTTCTTTAATTCATTACCCATTTCAATAAATAAGTCGCCTAATTCTTTTGTATCAAAATGTTCTTTTAAAAACTTAATATCAGTTGTTGAAGGTAAATCTATCATTTTACCAAATCCGTTGTATATACCATGTTCAACAATTATTCTTTCTTTTTCTATTTTTTCATCACAACCAAACTTGATTACTTTTCTCATAAATCATACGCACCTTTCATATTATCTAACTCGGCATATGGTATGCCTAATTCTACGCCATAGTCTATCGTAGTATCAATTAACAAACTCATTTGTGCTGTATCAAACTTGCTAATACCTACATAACAATCAAACTCATGATATACTTTATTATCTTTGATTAAGTCTTTACCATGCTCTATAACAACCGAGAACACACTCTCAAGCGTTTTTCTTGCTTCCTTGATTGCTATTACCTTTTCATGCTCAATGTTCGCACGCTTTAATATATCATGATACACACGTTCTACATCTTCTTGTCGTTTACTACCGTTTTGCTCTAATGATATTTTAGTGAATAATGCCCATACATAATTATTTTGTCTAACTGACTTACTTTCTTTATATTCTTTTATCGTTACTTTAAGTTTACCTTTTAACGCTGTAAGTTGATTGAGATAATAAGGCGTTGCGTTGGTAGAGAGTATTATATCCCTACCGTTTACGCTTACCTTGTTTGCTGTTACTTGCATTATTCCAATCCTAATGATTTAATATAATCTAATACTAATTGATATTCCTCATCAGTAGCATTAAAAAATACTTCTCTTTCGTTTCTTTTAGGTGGATTATGTTTTCTATCAAACTCTCTTTTGGCAACTGCTAAATCTAATAATTCAAAATACAATTCTTTAAACTCTGGGTTATCACTAATGCTTGGTAAGATTTCTAAATCACGTTCAATCTTTTCAGCAACTGTTTTAAGTTCAGTTTCCCAATCACATGTTTGGTTTAACCATTTATCATTTTGTATTTTAGATAATTCTACTGGTATATTTAATTCTTCATATAGTGCGTTGATATCTAATTGTCTTTGTGTCTTTAATTCATCTTCCCATGCACCAGTTCTTAAATCTAACTCTCCAATAGGCAAATTAACTAATTCAATAATATCATCTACTTTTGCTTTTAATTCTTTAGCAAGTCTTTTACGTTCTTTATCAACTTCTCCAGATAGTTTATTTAAAGAAGCTCTTTGTTTTTTAGCACCTTTATAACTATCATCATCTACAACTTCAATAAGTTTAAAATCACTTAACTGTGTTTCAACTTCTTTCTTTAATAAATCTAATCCACTTAATTTAATCATTTCATTCATTTTCTATAATCTCCTTATATTTTTTCAATAACCAATCTATTTCTTGTGGTAATTTACGTTCGATTTCTACTAACTCTGCACCTTTTCTACGTGGTAACCATATACAATATAGTTTATCAAACTGTGGTTTATTATATAGTTTCATATAAGCCATTTCATATAAAGATAGTTGCCAACTTAAGTACTCACGATCTAAATTATACGTTGTCTTAACATCTGCCAAACAATTTACATTATCAATCAATGCTATCATATCAAGTGTACCAGCATAATCTTGTGTATAAACGATTTGTTCATGTGCTATGGGTTTTATATCGTGTTTCTTGCAAAGTTTCTTATAACGCTTAAATACTGTGTATTGTAAGTCATCTAAACCGAAGTAATCATCTATCTCTATTGCTTTATGAACTCCAGTTCCAAATTGTGCTGCACGTTGCAAGATATAGGGGTCTACATCTTTGTACTTATCTTTGAATATTGTAGCCCCTAATATTGTGCTAACGCTTGGAAGCACTTTACCATTTAATGTATATGTGTGTGTGCTTTCGTTAAACTCAATCATTTTTTAGTTTCTCTATCTATAATTGTTTGAGCTTCTTTATATGGCAATTCTTTGGTTGTTTTAATCTTGTAATATTCTAACATTTTAGTAACACGTTCAAAGCCTAACAACTCTTGTATTTGCTCACGTTGTTCATCAGTAGCATATTCAATAACTTCTTTTTTATTGCTTCCTTTAGTTTGATTGGCGTGTTCATCAGTGTCAGCGTCTTTAGTATCATCAATAGCAAATAAACCGTTTAAAGCATATTTACGTGCGTATGATGAAGCAGTACCTGTGATTTGTGAGCCATCCATACCTTTTTTACTTTCTTCTTCTCTTGCGTATGCTGTGTTTGAAATCACATTACCGTTTAGATCGTGGAGCGTTGTTGTTGCTTTAATATAATATCTATCACCTAAATAAACTAACTCATCACTAATCGTTAATACTGTACCATGCGTATGACACAACGGTTTAACGGCTTCTAAAATATCTTCAGCACTTCTATACTTATATTTGCCAAAACTATTGTACTGACCTTTAGGAGCTTTTAACTCACTTTGAATGTTTACCAACTTCTCAAAAATATTTAATACTTTCTTTTCTTCCATACTATTCCTTTCCTTTCGTGTTTAATTTAACTTGCTTGCACTCATCACATTTTGATAAGTTATACATAGGAAATTGTCCTACATCTTCTTTAGGTTTAAAATACAACCTATCACACATGACACACTTTGCGATTAAATCATCTCGCCACATGTCCTTAATTTCTTTCGCTGAATACCCTTTTACGTATCTTATGCTATCACTCCCTTTACTTCTATTTTACACCTTTATTTCACATTGTCAATACTATTTTTTATATTTATATCTATATGCTTCTATACGTTCTTTAACGCTTGGCACAAACTCTTTAAATGGTGTGTTAGGAAGATGACTGACTGTGCGTTGATTTAGATCATCGTCTAATTCCTCTTGACCTTCAGCATGTCCACCGTACAATTTTTCAATGTTGCCGATATACCCTTGCATTATCTTTGCTTTACTCTCGTTCTTACTTTTACCAATTACTCTTTTAATCGTGGTTAATGCTGGTGCTAATGCAAATCTAACCGCAGCTTCTATTTCACTTTCATTACTTGCTAACTTATAACCATTTTGACAAGCGTAGATTACAAGTTCAGTTTTATCTTCTATCTCGTTTGAGTGCTTTCTAATATCTCGTGTGTCGTATAGTCCTAATATACTTGCCAAATCTTTAGCATGTATGAAACCATCTTCTACACGTGAGTGGTTTAAATATAGATAGTGTAACATTCTTAACCCATTCTCGCTTAAATCGTTTACACCCTTAATATGAGCGATTTCGTGATATACGCCTACATTATAATCTACGGTATCTAATTCCTTTTTACCACCTTTGTATGTTTCGTTAAACATGTCTAATTGTGTCATAGTTTACTCCTTATTATTTATTTTCATAATACCTAATATTGTTTTACTTTGATTTGTAAAATAGATATTTGAATTAACCATGTTTTTACCATTATTATGATAATCTTTTAATTCAAACTCTTTTAAGATTTCTTGTGCAAAATTTCTTGTATCAAAAAATGTGTTTACATACTCAAAATCAATACCTACTTCATCATTTTCGGTTTCTAATTTATCGCCAACTTGATAATTTTGTTTACCTTTAACCAACCAATATATTCTTAATTGTGTCATAGTTTACTCCTTTTTTAATAACTTATCGGCATATTCAAAATATTCTTCTAACCATTCTTTCGGCACAATAAGTCCATTTGATAAATATCTATTGATTGCACATCTTAATTCTTTCATGCGTTCTTCAGCGTGTAATTCTATAAGTTCTTCAATGTAAATATACTTTGGCTTAATGCCTAACGGTTGTTTTGTCATAGTTTACCCTCCCCATATCGTATCGTTGGTTATTTTAATCTTAACGCCACTCCATAATATGCGTTTCAGTTTTCTTAATTCCGTTTGCTTGAATAATGTCTTGCGTTGTAGTTTGTTGATAACAGATCTACGTGTGATACCTAACTTATTGGCTAACTCCTTTTGTGTTATGCCTAACTCTCTCATGCGTTCTTTAATCATTTTATCTCTCCTTATACCCTTTCATTTAAAATCATTTCTACTTACACCATGATAGGCGTATATATCTTTTTCTAACGCTTTTAAATCTTTTTGATACTCTAATGCTTCTTCAAGGTAATAGTCCTTTATATAGTCCATATTATCTTCTATAAGCTCATCTACATTATCTGCGTATTCTAAATCTATACCCGTATGCTTTGATACTAACTTTTCTACTTCGCTATCTGATACTTCATATTCAAAACCGTAATCTAATATCATAAGTAATACCCCATAAGCACAAGTGCTATCATCATTATAATGAATAACGCTATTTCTAATTTGCAACGTTTAGACATATTTCTCACTCTCTCTTATTTCTTCCATAAACTTTATCACTGAAACGCCATGACTTGGTTTTAAGTTCTCTTGGAAGCACCATGCTTTGAACGTGTCCCATGTTTCAGGTAATTTATCTACATCATAATGCCATGTGTCTATGAATTGTTGTGAAGCGTATGGATCACGGTTGTTCATAGTCTTACCGACTTCGTGTGCGATGTCATCATTTAACTCGTTTACATCTGTATATAGTTTACCTTGATATTCGTAAATCATTTTTTACCACCTTTTTTATTACCTTTCTTATTAACAAACTTTCGATAATCTTTAAGACTTTCGTTTTTATGCATGTCTCTTTTAATTTCATTATCTATCTTTGTGTATTGTCTTAACGTTTGTCGCATAATTCTTCCACCTCATACACTTTCACACTATCGAAATAACATTCTTCATCCGTTTCGTTTGCATATTTATATGCTTCCTCTTTGTTGTTAAACTCTACAGTATGAAATGGTATAGCGTCTACATAACACACAACTACATATTTCATAAGTCAATACACACCTTTCCACTTTTAACAATTTCTAATACTTCTAATAAATCTTCTACTGAAACTGTACCATTGATTTCTACATAAGGATTTCTATCTAATGAAAACGTGAAATCAATATCTACTTCAT